AATTAAATAACAGGAGACAACTCATGCCAGGAGAATTTGTCGACACGAACCACCGAGGTGTTACTAAGGAAACTTATAACGACCCAGGTGGATATGAGCAAGGAGAAGCCGGAAGGGTAATGTTACCTGAAGTATCAGGTGAAGGAGGCTTTGGAGCCCACGGAGAGTATAAGAAATACCCTAAGATAAAGATTAATGAATATGACACAGATGACGGTGAGATGATTTTAACCGATAAACGTGTTATAGAAGAAATAAGTTTTACGCCGACTTCGCCGGATCAGGATGGCCTTGGGGCTCCTGGTAAGGTACCTGTGAAGGCGAAGGAGGCACCTAAGAAGAAAAGAAAGTCTAGAAAGGCTACAGCAGTTCAGGTTAAGGAAGATCCCTCTGAACAGACGTTAGTAACCTTTAGCGGTTCTTTCGGTGAAACAACTGCACCGTATGAGCAGGTTTTCTTTTCAGGTATAAATATGGTACTTGTAGCCAATACAAATGCTGCATTTTCATACAGCCCCCCTCAGAATGAGGAGGGTTTTGCTGTACTTGTAGATGATGAAGAATATCAAGCCTACTCAGTAGGTATAAGTTTTATTCTTCCAGGAACGAATAAAAAAATAACAGTTCTATTGGTGGATGAAAATGATTAAGAAAGATAGTAGTGAAAAAGTAATTTGCTTAACATGCAGTGACAGAGCCTTAGATGATTCTGAATACTGTGCTGCCTGTATTAAGTGTGGGCGGGAGAAACTGGGTCTCGAGATACCGGATATGTTTGAAGAGTTTGAAACATTGCGCGAAGGCGTGGATGTATCAGCAGACTTAATAGGAGCAAAAGCTAATGGCTAGGCAAGACAGTTCAAGTGACTTCGGTCAGGATCTAGTTGGGAAAAGAGATTGGGGTAGCCCTTTTGCTACATATGCCCGTCAGCATTTCCCTCGTAACCTTACGGAAGTATTCAACTGGTCTGAATATCTTTGGCTGCACCACGGTGTATATACTAAAGCTATCCAGAGATCGGTACGTTACTTCCTGACTAAGGTCGAGATTGTAGGCACTACTGATTTCAAGACTAAGCGGAAATATACAGACTTTCTACACGAAAGGTTAAATATTCTAGATACATTAGCAGTACTGGGAGATGATTATATTTCTTATGGTAACTCATTCTGTTCAGTATATAAACCATTCTATCGTAATCTGGTCTGCCCTAAATGTTCTTCTATGAAACCTATTACACAGGTTAAATATAAATGGACCAATTTTGAGTTCCAGGGTAAGTGTGTTAAGTGTGGTAAGAAAGTGACCTTTACTGTTAACGACATCCCTAATAATACAGATGAACTTAGAATTATAAGATGGAACCCCCGTTATATAGATATTGAAGCTCACCCTATGAGTGGAGAGGTTAAATATTACTATGAGCCTGAGGGTAGAGAACGTGCTAAGATAGACGCAGGAGAAAAGATCTATTTGGAATTTACCCCAATGGAGATCCTGGATGCTCTTAAGAACGACGAAAAATTCCTTTTTAATAAGGATGAAATATATCATATGAAGTGTGAGCCGGCTGCCTCCTTATTAGATAAAGTAGCTGGATGGGGATTACCTCCATTTCTCTCAAACTTCGAACAGGTTATGAACCTACAGATGCTGACTAAGTATAATGAAGCTATCTGTATGGATATGATCGTTCCGTTCCGTTTCATTTCACCTGGTGGAAGAAAAGGTGCCGGACCTCATAATGATCCTCTGTTGACAATTGACACAGGTAACTTCATGAGAACTGTAGAAGGAATGATTAAACAACACAGGAAAGATCCGACGTCTATTCACTCGGTTCCTTATCCTGTAGAATACCAGTCTCTCGGCGGGGAAGCTAAAGCATTAGCTCCTGTTGAGCTTATGAAGTTTGCTCTGGATGAACTGTTGAACTCTATGGGTATTCCCCAGGAATTTTACACTCAGAACTTACAGACAGGTGGACCCCCAATCGGTCTACGTATGTTTGAAAGAAGCTGGACACAGTTTGTATCTCAGATGAATAACTGGTTGAACTGGATGATGGGCCAATGTTCTAAACATTTAATGTGGGAAGATTTAACAGCTAAGCTTGCCAAGACTTCTGTACTTGAAGATGATCTGGTAAGACAGACTAAACTGAATCTGTTGGGAGCTAATAAGGTTTCTAATCAGACAGCACTGTCAGCCTTTAACATCGACTACGAATACGAAGTAGATAAGATTCTTGAAGAACAACAGATGTTCGACGAGAAGATGCAGGAAATATCCAGAGATGTAGGAAAGGCTCAGGAAGGTCAGGCTATGATGGATCAACCATTACCTCCTCCTGGAATGCCGATGGATCCCGCAGCTATGGGCGGACCAGCAGCAGGCGGTATGGAAATGCCTATGCCTGGTGGAGGAGCACCTATGCCCGGAGGCGCACCTATGCCTGGCGGAGCACCTATGCCTGGGGGAGCACCTATGGGAGCAGCTCCTGGACCTGGTGGAGCTACTATGGACGAACTCCATGCACAAGCTGATCAGATGGCACAACAGATATTAACAATGGACCCAACCTCTCGCAGGAGTGAGTTGGTTAACTTAAAACAGCAGGATGAAACACTGCATGCATTGGTCACTCAGAAATTGAAGGACCTGGAACAGCAAGCAGCTCAGACTGGTGTACAAATGACACGGCAGGGGCAGATGCCTCCTCCAGGAGCTATGTAAATGAATAAAGAAGCTTTTCTTTTAGGATATACTAGACAACCTGAGGCTAACATAAGTAAGGTTGCCTTCCAGCAAGCCTACATGAATAAAAATGCTGGGTGGGCGTGGCCTACTCTTAGTGCTTTAGGAACAGGGGGTAAATTTCTTTGGGAGAAAGGACAAGAAAAAATTGAACAATACGCCACACAGAAAGCTATGAAGAAGATGATGCCCCTAGCATTCGGAGGAGCTGCTTTATTAGGAGGAGCTGCTATGATGTTTGGTTCAGGAGGTAAACAAAACCCTTCAGCAGTACAGACAGTAGCAGGAAATCAAGGTAGGCCACAAAATATACTTCCCCAACAACAGGGAAACATGCAATCACTTAAACCTGATGAAATGGGATAAACATATGAATAAATTAGCATTCAAAATAGCATATATAAATAAACTACCTTTCGAGGTAGCTATGCAAAAGTCTAACATGTTAGACAAAGTAGCATATGTAGAAGCAAATCATCCTCCTGTAGGCTCATGGGATGCCCCCGGTGGATTACCTATGGACTCAGATGCTCCTTATGCAAATAGTGATAATGACTTCGCTATTGGTAAAGATTTTAGAATGCCTATAATAAGACCATCAACCTTTATGGGATATTCAGATATTCCTAAATCAAGTTCTATGGATCTATTACAGACACAATCTCCTGTATTAGGAAACGATAATACAACAAGGTTATTAAACGGGTTTAATCAAGCTAGTGATGGTAACTCTGGAATGATAAGTACTCTGGAACTGTTCCAGGGATTGTCCCGTGCAGGTATAGGGGCAGCGGCAGGTTGGGGACTGGCTAACGTAATGGGAACCATATTCTCACAGCCTCCTTCTCTTAAGGCTAAACTAGGTACCTATGGAGCAATAGGTGGAGCGATACTGAATACCGGGTTACTCGGTAAAACATATGATAAGTTTAAAGGACTTTTAACATAAGGATAAATATGAACAAACTAGCATTTTACGGTGGATATATGAAAAAAGAAGCAGCTGGACTAGGAGCTTCCGGAGGCGCTACAGTTGAGTTACTACGGAATCTCGTTAAATACCCTACTTTGGTAGGTGCTCCTATATTAGGAGGATACATGGGAGGTAGAGCTATGGCTGACGTTAAGGAACCTACTAGCCAGGAAGTTTCTACGCTTCAGGCTACATATGTTCGTGATAAACTAAAACAAGCAATTGAAGATCTAGAGAAGAAACGTCAAATCGAAAACCTAAAGGAGCAATTCGGTGGAGCAAGCAATACCCTCAGGATTTAAAGAAAAGTACGGGCCTAATGTATTTGATGGACTTCCTTACGAAGGTAAAATCTTCGATAGAAAGGAAACTGATCCTGATTATAAACAGCCTATATTAATACAGACGGTCAATGTTAAACAATTTGATCTTAGCATTGACGAACATATGACAGAGTGGCAGGAAATATGCCAGAAGGTTGCAGACCAGATAGCTGTCATTTCATTCGAAGAAAAAATTTATGATAAAGATATTAAGTCCTGGCGGATTCTAGTTCGTTGGATGGATTTAAAATATACTAATCCAGAAGGAGTTTAAGATGGATAAAAAGTCTGATGTAAAAGGTCTTGTAAATGTACTTGACCAGGTGTTGTCTCCTTTCAGGAAGCACCGTGTTTTAATAGCGAGAATTAAGGGAAGAGTGGATGCTCTTATACGTAGAAAAGCTCTACTGACTGCCACACAGGGCGGGCCCCCTGTAAGACTAACAGATTTAGTAGATCAAGCAACAGGTAAAGTATTACGTAAAGCAGGCCCAGACTGGCAGCTGGATAGGGCAATAAGTCTTGGAACCCGGAAGCAGATAGCAGAAAAGGCTGCGTTAGCTGCATTAGCTAAACGTAACACACAAATGGCCGCCCTAGCGGGAGGCGCTGCTGTAGGATCTGTAGGACTGGGAGCAGGATATAGTATGTTACAGGACTCTATTGAAAATAGCAGCCGTGATAAAGAGCTTAATAAAATAAAAACAAGTCTTGCTCTTCAGGAATTACAATCTGATACAGGCACGGAAGAAACTGCCTTTGGTAAAGAATCTTCTGTCGCAGATGTTATCCCCAAAGCTTTGTTGATGGGAGGCGTTTTAACAGCTGGGGCTGTTCCTACCTATATAGCCGCTAAATGGCTTAGGGACGTACAAGCTGGGAAAGAGAAAAACATAGTTAAAAAGCAGATTAATGAATATCGTAAGCTTTATGATGCTAAATTTAAAGCGTCTGTTTTAGAAGATCAGGGAATCAATCCCTCTAGTTTACAGGAGTCTGTAAAAGAGATGGGTAAGACCTCCTCTGTAGCTAGTGTTATCAATGCTATTAAAAATGTAGGAACAAATGCCGGTAATTTTGTAACTGAAAATCCTAAAGAAGTAGGAACAGCCCTAGCAGGATTGGGACTGGGAACAGCTGCATTTGTAACAGGCAAGAAACACGGTGAACAATCTTCTGAGAATATTGCTAAGATGAAAGCATATCGTGAAATGCTTGACCGCGTATCACGTTTACGTAATGCTCCTGTTATTGTAACAGATCAATCGTTCTCTCCTGAAGAGATGATTGCTATGGAGAAACTCAGAACAGAATCACCTTCTGCTAAGAAATCTCCTAAGAAGGCTAAGGTTAAAAAAGAACCTAAAGCAGCTATATCAGCAGCGGTAGATGATCCGGAATTACAGGATTTATTAGGTAGTATATAAAGGAGAGTCTTATGGCCGTTCCTACAACTCCACCTGCTTCAGCAGGTATTAAATTTATAGGGGATACCATATCGAAAGATAAAGGTACCCTTACATCTTTTGATGACTACAACTCCAGGCGTCAGCAAATTTTTGACTACGCCAAGGATGCTGTACAACAACGTTTTCCTATTGCCAACCAGAGGTATACTCTGGAAGTCGATAACTTAGGTTACTCTGATGATAAACCTTATTCTCTAGCTGAAGAAAAAGATGCTATTATGAATAACAAATCTCTGACTAAAAAGCTTCAGGGAAGGTGGACACTCAAAGATAATCAAACAAATAAAGTCATGGAACGTTCCAGTAAACGTACCATTCTTAATGTTCCTTATTTAACTCCTAGAGGAACATTTGTACGTAACGGTAGTGAACAGGTTCTTATTAATCAGCTCCGTCTGGTACCTAGTGTATATAGCAGGACAGCTGATGATGGTTCTATTGAATCCCATGTCAACATTCGTCAGGGTACCGGTACTTCCTTTAAAGTATCTATGGACCCTAAGACAGCTAAGTTTGTCATTCTGGCTAGAAACAGAAAGATCAGACTGTATCCTGTATTACGAGCAATGGGTGTGCCTGATAGTCTCCTGGAAGAATCCTGGGGTAAAGACATCCTTAAACGTAATAGAGAAGGTACTAATACACAAGCTGTACACAGCGCTATTCAAACTCTTGTACCTAGACATATCCGTATGCAGAAGACAGCGGATACTACTATGTTAGGTCCACAGTCTAAAGAAATAGATCTTCTTAAAGACTCCTTTAAAGCTATGGAATTAGATCCAGATGCTACAGAGACTACATTAGGTGTACGCCACAATAATGTAACCCCCTCCTTATTTTTAGATACAACCAAGAAACTTCTGGATATTTCCAGAGGTAAAGCAAATACAGATGATAGGGACTCTTTGGAGTTCCAGCGCATGTATGGGCCTCATAACTATGTTGCAGAACGTATTCTTAAAGACCCAGGCAATGTACTTAGAAACAGACTTTGGAAGGTCACTCACCAGGGCAACCTTTCTTCTATACAGTCCGGGGTGTTAAACAAACATATGGACAGCTTGTTTAATACTTCAGGACTGAACCAGATGATTGAAGAGATCAATCCTCTAGATGCCCTTGATCAATCGTACCGTGTCTCCCGTATGGGGGAAGGTGGTATTTCCAGTATTGATGCTATTCCCGATGAAGCTCGTAATGTACAGCCTACATATCGAGGATATGTTGACCCTGTAAAATCGCCCGAAAGTCTGAAAATTGGAATTGACATGAGAATGACTCAGGGTACTAGATATGGTAAGGATGGTAAAGTATATCAGAAAATGCTTAACATGAAAACAGGTAAGAGAGACTATCTGGATTCAGTGACAGCAGCTAGATCTATTGTAGGATTTCCTGAAAGCCTTAAATATAAAGGTAAGTTCGTACCTGCTATGGTAAGGGGTAGGGGTATCCAACATGTACCTAGAAATGAAATTGATTATATGATGGAAGAAGGAAGTGATCTGTTTAGTGTAACAGCTAATATGGTCCCACTGGCTTCCGGTATTAAAGCTATGCGTATGCTTATGGGAAGTAAAATGGCTACACAGGCTTTACCTCTTATTGAGAGAGAAGCTCCTTTGGTCAGAACACGTGCTAAGGGTAAAGATATCTATGACTACATCAGCCCCTACGTTGGTAAAGTTACATCCAAGCAAGCGGGAGTAGTTAAAGCTGTAAAGAAAGATAAAATAACAGTACAAGGTAGAGATGGAAAGGTTGAAACATATGACATGTATGATAACTTCCCATTCAGTCGTAAAACATATATTAGAAATATTCCTATAGTTAAACCAGGAGATGTAGTAAAACCTGGAACTGCTCTTGCAGGATCTAACTTTACAGATAAAGGTGGAATGGCAGCTCTGGGTGCTAACCTAAGTGTAGCTTATATGCCTTATAAAGGGATGCTTCATGAGGATGCTATAGTTATATCTGAGGGAACTGCTAAGAAACTGACTTCAGAACATCTATACCTTAGCAAGCTTAAAGAAGAGACCGGTACTGATGTAAGTAAAGATAAATATGTATCGGTATTTCCGGGCAAGTATAATGCAGAACAGTATAAGACTATTGGACCAAACGGTGTAGTTAAACCCGGAACTGTTGTTCATAAAGGTGATCCTCTATTACTATCTATTAGAACACAGCAACCAAAACCTGGAACACTAGGCAGGCGTACTACTAAAGACTCTTCTGTTATATGGGACCATCACGATATAGGTGTCGTAACTGATGTTAATAAGAATAATGATGGATGGAAGGTATACGTTAGAGCTAACTCTCCTGCACAGATAGGAGATAAGATGTGTTATTCAGGAGACACAGATGTTCTGACATCGGGAGGCTGGAAAAATATAAAAGATATATCACTTGAGGATGAGATAGCCTCTATGAACTTAGATACTCTGGAGTTAACCTATGTAAGTCCTGAAAGTCTTCATAGGTATGAGCACACTGGAAAAATGCATTCTATAGATACTACACAGGTTAATTTACTGACCACAGAAGAGCATAATCATGTGGTAAAGAAGAGAGATAGTAATGTATATGAATTACTTAAAAGTAAAGATATTTTTGGTAAAAGATACCATCTTAAGAAAAATGCTCTCTGGGTAGGAGAACATAAGGATATATTTACCTTCCCTGAATTACAGGTATCAGCAGGACAATTTGGAAACGGGTGGAGAACTATACCTGCGTTGGATATGCCTATGGATACTTTTTTAATGTTACTAGGTATGTTTTTGTCGGAGGGGAGTATATTTAACCATGTTCCCCGTGGATCCTACGGTATTTCTATATCTCAATATAAGATAGCACATGTAGCTCTTCTGGAAGAAGCGTTGGCTATTTCTGATATTAAATATTCTGTACATAAAGGTAATTATAGAATTTATAGTAAGCAGTTAATGGAATATTTTAAACAGTTTGGCAAGTGCTATACTAAATATATTCCTGATGAATTATTTTCTTTAGATTCCAACCAGTTAAAAATATTGTATAAGTGGATGATGTGGGGAGACGGAAGTGAAACACAGACAGGACATTCTTATACAACTACATCAAAACAATTAGCTGATGATATGCAGAGACTGTGTTTACATATAGGATACAGTGCAAACATAAAATATAAAGAAGAGTGTGTAGGAGAAATAAAAGGCATTAAATATAATTTCAGGAGATGTTATAGTGTACGTATATATCGAAGTAAAAATGAGCCTACTATAAATCATGGGCATGCAAATGAACAGAATGGGCAGACAGAGGAATGGGTTGATTATTCTGGACATGTTTATTGTGCTACACTACCTGTAAATAATACTCTTTATGTTAGAAGAGAAGGTAAACCAGTATGGTCAGGTAACTCAGGAGCCTATGGAAATAAAGGAGTTGTGGGATCAATTATCCCAACGGCTAGAATGCCTCATGATGCTAATGGTAAGCCTTTTGATATACTAATGAACCCAGTCGGTGTCATCTCACGTTGTTACGACTCAGATACAGAGTTTTTAACAACAGATGGGTGGATAAAAGGGAGAGATATCCTTAGAGAAGATCAATTAATGGTATACAATCCTGAGACAGATTCGGTACACTTTGATGATCAGCTAGAGGAAATTTACTCTACAGAGTATTCTGGTAAGATGTTGCAGGCTTCCAATAGAGGAATAGACTTCTGCGTAACCCCTAATCATAAAATGTTAACACGTAGTGGCCGACCAGATTCACCTTGGAGAGAAGTACAGGCGAAAGAAATCTACAGGTTGAAGGAAACAATACTTCCTGTAATAAAGAATAATACTCCTGGGGAAGATATAGACTTTGTATTACCTCATTTAGATTATAAGAAAAAAGATACACAATCAGATAAGTCTGATATAGTTATACCTGGGAATATAATGGCGTCCTTTATAGGGTGGTATTTATCTGAAGGACATACTGTTTATAATGAAAAGAGTAGAGAGTATAAGGTATTTATATCTCAGTCCGAAACAGCTAATCCAGATAAAGTGAAAGAGATAAAAGAACTACTTGAGAGTATGCCTTTCAGCTTCTTTTATAAAGAATCTGTTCAGGGATTTGTAATAAACAGTAAAAGATTAGCTGTTTATTGTAAACAGTTTGGTAAACGCTCTGTTAAGTTTATACCTGATTGGATCTTTCGAAGTTCTTATGATATTAAACAAGCTTGCATTGATTCTATGTGGAAGGGGGATGGACATATTGGGGAAACAAATACAGGGACAATTAGTAGTTATTCCTCTATAAGTAAACAATTGGTTGATGATTTACAACGCCTTATGTATTTACAAGGGCAGGCAGCTATTGTACATTCTTGTAAGGTTAAAGAGGGATCCAGTCCTTTATGGAGGTGTGCTCACCAGCTCACTAAAACAGATAGAATGGTTCTAAAAGATAACTGGTCAGAAATTGACTACAGTGGCATGATCTATTGTCCTACTGTAAAAACTGGTTACGTTATAACTAGACGTAACGGTAAGATTGTGATTGCTGGTAATACGAATCCAGCTCAGCTCGTAGAAGCTGCTTTAGGTAAGATTGCTAAAAAGACTGGTAAACCTTATATTCTCCCTGGCTTTACAGAAGATCCTGAGAGCTCTATGATTGATTATGCCATGCTTGAACTTAAGAAGCATGGTATGAAAGACACAGAAGATATTTATGATCCTACTACTCAACGTAAGATTCCCGGAGTATTTACAGGTGTATCACATTTCTATAAACTACAGCATACTGCTGAGGCTAAATCAGGTGGTAAATCTTTCGAAGGATACTCTCTGGAAGAACAGCCGTCTACAGGTGGTAATGCAGCTAAGCGGCTTGGTAACATGGAAGTTGCTGCTCTTGTATCTCACGGAGCAACAGAGATTCTTAAAGATGCTAAACTCATTAGAGGACAGCGTAACGATGATTACTGGAGAGACCTTAAAATGGGTAGAACTCCTGTAGTACCTCAGGAGAGTTTTATCTATAAGAAGTTCCTGGCCTCTTTAAAGGCAGCAGGCGTTAATGTACATAAGTCTAGAAATAAACTTAACATCTTCGCTATGACTAATCAGGATGCTAAAGAACTGACAGGAAGTCGTGAAATAAAGTCTCCTGATACATTTGATCCTAAACAATTTAAACCTATACCAGGTGGCTTATTTGATGAAACACTAACAGGTGGTGCAGAGGGTAATCGTTTTGCTTATATCAAGCTGGATGAACCTATGCCTAACCCTGTAATGGAAGATACTCTTAGAAGGGTACTCAACCTTAAACAGAAAGAATATGGTGACATGGTAGCAGGACGTAAAGAATATAAAGGTAAGTTCGGTGGACCAGCTCTGCAGAATATGTTGGCTGATCTAAATGTTAGCCAGGAAACCATTAAAACAATCGACGAGGTTAAGGGTAGCTCAGGTATCAAGAGAGATAATGCTGCTAAACGTCTCAGAGCATTGCAGTCTCTTAAAGAACATAAAGTAAAACCAGAAGACTTCATGATGGACAGAGTAGCAGTACTGCCTCCTATGTTCAGACCTATCGTTGTAACAGATGATATGAATATGTCTTCAGACTTTAACCTGTTATACAGAGAACTACTGTTCTCTAGGGATGACCTAAGAGCTGCTAAGAAAGATCTTCCTGATGAATACCTGGCCGATGTCAGAGAAAAGGTATATAAGAATTACAAAGCCATAACAGGTTTAGGTGATCCAGATAATGTTGAAATGAAAGAAAAGAAAGTCGGTGGACTTCTTAGACATATCTTCAGTAAAGGCTCTCCTAAGACTGGTATGTTCCAGCGTAGAATGATTGGCGGAGGAGTCGACCTTTCCGGTAGAGCTCCTATTACTCCTAATCCTTCTCTTAAGCTGAATCAAGTAGGTTTGCCCGAGAACAGGGCTTGGAGCCTCTATGAGCCATTTATCATCAGACACATGGTACGGAAGGGGTATAAGGCTCTCGAAGCAGCAAAGGCCGTTGCAGACCGTAAAAAGGATGCTTATGCAGCACTGCAGGAAGTTGTTAAGGACAGACCTATAATAATCAACAGAGCTCCTACAATGCATAAATACAGTATTATGGCAGCGCAGCCTATCCTTACTAAAGGGGATACACTACAGCTACCTCCACATATTTTAGGACCTTTCGGAGCGGACTTTGATGGAGATTCTGTCAGTATGGATACGAAATTATTACTCCGAATTAATGGGTTTATCTCTTTAATAAGTTGCCGGGATTTAATATCGGATATTTGTGGTTTATCTGAAGATAACTATAGTAGTTGTTTATGGGAAACTAATAACATAGAAACTCTATCCCCTGACGGAGATTGGACATCTGTTAAAAATATACAATTACACGAATGTAATAAGAAGATGTATAAAGTAACCTTATTGGACGGCACAGAGATAAAAGTTACCGAAGATCATAGTTTAATGATTGAGGGTTCTGAAATAAAACCAACGGCTATAGTCCCTGGTATGTTGTTAGATAAAGCCCCTAAGATACCTATTAATGATACAGGCATGTATTGTAATAACTTTAAAACAGGATATATACATGGATATTTCTTAGGAGATGGATGTGCTTATAAGAATAAAGTGAGTTTTGCCTGTAAGGATAAAACTATCCGCGATTATTTAGTAAGTTGCATAGAGGAATGCTGGGATATTAAACCCTATGTATCTTCTAAATATGGATATTGTAGTGTTTCTGATAAAACACGGGCCAAAAAAATGGAAGAATTTTTTGGCAAATATGCAGATTCTAAATATGTGTCTGATTTAGTGTTAAATATGGATCCAGAATATCTGGTAGGTCTTTTGTTAGGATATATAGATTCTGATGGATCTGTTGAGAAAACATCTTCCGGTAGTTATTTAATTCGTATATCTTCATTATCTAAAGATGTTATGGATAGTATTTCCCTCCTTTGTTATATTTTAGGAATAAATGCCTCTGTTAAAAAAGCATCGAAAGGATATAGACTTACTATTGGTAAGGATGGGATAAAATTATTACAACCAAGTGTGCTGAACAAAGGACACAAAGCGGATAAAATATCAGAAGCTGTTTGTGACTATTCTAGTAGGAAAACTGAAAAGAGATCTCTATTAGTATCTGCCTCTAAAGTTATTTCTGTTGAAGAAATAGATACAGAAAAATGGGTGGTAGATTTAGAAGCCTCGGGTGTATTTTCTGTATATAACGGAGTTATTGTTCATAATACAATGACAATGCATGTGCCTGTATCTGAAAAGGCTGTTAAAGAAGCTAAGGAAAAAATGATGCCTGAGAGGAATCTGTTTGGAGCAAGAAACTTTAAACTCCTATATAAGCCAGCCCAGGAATATGTACAAGGAGCCTACCTAGCAACTAAGAATCCTAAGAAGGGTTTACCTCAGATATTTGCTACTAAGACAGAGGCTCTCTTAGCCTACAAGCAGGGTAAGATAGATATAGATTCACCTATCAAGATTAAGGATAGAAGTAAGTAATGAGTAAAAAAGATAGAAGTAAGTAGACTTAACATGTATATTACTATAATATATTTTAAACGGGAGATATAATATGAATAATAAAGATTTAATCGCCAAAGCTAAAGAGGCTTTGGAGAAACAAGCCGCTGTCCCTATGGGACCAGCACCAGCAGCTCCACCAATGGATCCTGCTATGATGGGAATGCCTCCTGGAATGCCTCCTGGAATGCCTCCTCAGGGAATGCCGATGGACCCAGCTATGATGGGCGGAATGCCTCCTCCTGGAATGCCTCCTGGAATGCCTATGGATCCAGCTATGATGGGTGGCGGAATGATGCCTCCTCAGGTAGATCCAGCAACAGGAATGCCAATAGATCCAGCAACAGGAATGCCAATAGACCCTAATACGGGAATGCCGATGGATCCTGCTATGATGGGTGGAGCACCTCCTCCAGTAGAAGCAGCACCTCCAGCAGCTCCACCAATGGAAGGTACCCCTCTGACTGAAGAAAGATTAATTGAAATTCTTCCTCAGGTAATTGACGAAGTAATGGCAGCTAAGTCGGGTGAACCCTCTGAAGCTGATATAAATCAACGTATGGATGATCTGGAAAATCAAATGATGGAAATTGGAAATGCGTTGGGATTAGCTCCTAATGTGGATCCTTCTGAAGTTGGTGTAGTAGAAGGAGCAGACGTCGGAGCAGGTGGCGAAGAAGGTGTCCCCGCTGAGACAGATGTTGTTGAGGAAGGAATGACTGATGAAGCTATAGAAGCATCACAGGCTCCGCCTGACGCTCCTCCTATGCCTGGCGCAGCTCCTCCAATGGATCCAGCAATGGACCCAGCAATGGCGGGCGGAATGCCTCCACAAGGAATGCCTGTAATGGCATCCGAAAGACGTCCTGCACGTAGACATGTAGGAGCAATTCAAGATTTAGTAGGTAAATTACAAAGAGGATAGTAAAATGACAGACAAATTAATTAATGGGATAAAGACAGTACTGGAGAAAAAAGCCGGTATTGTAGACAAAACTGTAAACGTCGCAAAAAAGGTAGCTCATAAAGGTAAGAGGGTCGGAGAACTCATTACAGGCAAAGCAGTTAAAAAAGCGAAAGGCGCTGCTAAGAAATTAAAAGCTAAGGCGAAGACTCCTAAAGGAGGCGTTAATGATTTCAAAAAGATGCCAAGCAAATTAAAACAATCTATCAAGGCAGATGATATTGTAGCTAAAGCTGAGAAAGCTCAAGCGAAAGCCAGAACTGGTGTAACAGTAGGAGCAGGTATAGCTGCTGGCGGAACAGTAGGAGCTCTTGTAAAGGGTGATAAAACCGAAAAAGTAGCTCAGTTGGATAAAGTAGCTTACTACACAGGGTATATGGAAAAGTTTTCAGGTGCTCCAGTAGCAGCACCTGTTAAACCAGCTCCTGTTAAGGCACCTGTAGCAAGACACTAAATGGCAGCAGACACAACAACAGTAGGTAAAGTACTTTTTAATCAGGCTCTGCCTGAGAAGTACCAGGATGAAGGAGTCGTCAGGGACAAAGATGGTCTGACGGATCTTTTGTCTGTTATAGCTAAAGAAGATCCTGATGAATATGTTAATATCCTCCAGAAGGTCAGCGACGTCTCCCGCGCCGTTGTCAGTGATTATGGAGGAATAGCTAGTTTCTCTTTAAAGGATTTTCAGTTACCTCCTGCTTTGAAAACTCTCCGTTTAAAATATAAAGACCATGTTACCAAGATAGCTAACGATCCCCGTATGACTCCTCAACAGAAGAGTGATAAAATCGTTAAAGACCTGTTACCTGAAATGAAGAAGATCCAGGATAAGTTGATGAAGATGGAACCTGGAACTAACAGTTTTGTAGAGCAGGTAAGGGTAGGGGCTCGCGGTAACACAGCACAACTTATGCAGCTCCTATTTGGAGACATGCTTGTTGTTGACCATAAAAACCGTCCTATTCCTATCCCAGGCTTACACAGCTATGGGGAAGGTGTTACACCTATGGAATACTGGGCGGCATCGTATGGGTCTAGAAAAGGGTATTGTCTATCAGAAAATACTTTTGTTAGAATGTCAGATTTTTCAATTAAAAAGATTAAGGATATACAGGCAGGTGAATTTGTTCTAGGGGCAGATATTAAAGGAAATACTTTCCCAGTAGAAGTCTTAGAAGTTTTAAATAATGGAGAAAAAGAATTATATAGATATAATTTTAGAATAGGTAGAATGACAAATACTATTGTTTCTTTAGATGCTACGGAAGAACATCAAGTTCTTTCTGTTATAAAGAATGGAACTAAGACACCTCATCTAAGAACACCTTCTAAATTACCTTTAAGTAGAGCTTGGAAATGCTTTGGGATGACCCCTGCAGGCACCTACAGGGATGATAAGGTAGCGGAGCAACCTTATGCTCGTCTTTTAGGTTTATTGTTAGGAGACGGCCATTTAAGTGAATCAAATAGTGTAACACTAACATCGGAAGACACAGGACTAATAGAAAAATTAAATGAAGAGTTAGAAGATGTATCCTTAGAATATAAAGCTAGAGACAGAGTAAGCGGTATGCCTTCTTATGAGTATGCTGTATTAGGAACTGAAATAAGGGATGAAGAGAAATATAGAAATCCTATCAAAAGATATTTAGATAAATTTAATTTATTAGGTAAGAAATCGTATGAAAAAAGTATTCCGAAAGAAGTATATTCCTGGCCAAATAAAGACATAGCTAATTTAATACATGGTTTGTATGAATCAGACGGATGGTGTAAGAAATCCAGTAAAGTATCTATGTTACCCTGCCTAGGGTGGGATATAACATCTAAGAAACTACTTCTGCAAATCAAAGAATTATTACAAATTAGGTTTGGTATTTATTCTACTAACATAGAAATAAATCCTCTAGAAAAAAAGAAGACTAGTTCATCTTATGGATATACTATTACTCCTAGGAGAGATAGCTATACTATAAGGATTAGTAATAGAGATTCTGTAAATAAATTTATAAACCTTCTAGGGTATGGTATAAAGTCTAATAAAGCTAGAGACATGTTGAAAGTGTGTCCAGATGCTGTAAGAGATGATAGTTTAGTATTTAGCTATATGGGGAAAGAATATTTAGGAGAAAAGCATACATATGATTTAAGTATTAATCATTCTGATCATCTTTTTGTATTAGCTAACGGTATGATAGTATCTAATTCCGACGTCCAATTCGCTACAGCGGATTCAGGATATTTTGGAAAACAGCTTACACAGGCAGCTCATAGAGTTGTTGTATCTGAAGAAGATTGTGGAGCCAAGGATGTAGGACTGGAAGTAGATGGAGATGACTCTGATAATATCGGATCTGTTCTTACCAGTACTAATGTACCAGGTATTCCAGCAGGAACTGAAATAGATTCCAAACATTTACCTATCCTGGAAGGTCGTACAATAAACGTTCGCTCTACAACAACCTGTCAAGCTAAAGAAGGTATTTGTTCTAAATGTGCCGGACGTAGAGAAGACGGTGAATTCCCTATGATAGGAGAAGCTATTGGAGTAACAGCAGCTAGAGCTATCACAGAGCCTACCACACAAAGTGGGTTATCGAGTAAACACTCAGGGGGAGTTGCTGGTCAGGACGATAAGAAGGTAACAGGCTTTAAAGAAATAAATCAGTTCGTACAGGTTCCTAAGAACTTTATAGGGTCAGCTACATTAGCTACTACAGATGGTTCTATATCTAAGATTGAGAAAGCCCCTCAGGGAGGAAACTATGTATATATCAACGAGCAGGAACATTATGTCCCGGAAGAACGCAAGCTTGAGGTCAAAATTGGAGACCGATTGGAAGCGGGAGATGCTCTATCAACAGGTGTGCCTAATCCAAAGGAAATCGTACAGTACAAAGGGATTGGAGAAGGACGCAGATATTTCGTCGAAAGATACAATAAAATACTTAAAGATAACGGAGCAGGTAATCACAGGCGTAACGTCGAAGCAATAGCAAGAGGCTTTATCAACCGTGTTAAGGTAACTGATCCCAATGGATTTAATGGACATTTGATCAATGACGTGTTATCTTATGATGATGTAGTAAGAGACTATGAGCCTCGGTATGGAGCTAAATTATCCAGCCCGAGACAGTCTGTTGGTTTGTATTTAGAAAAACCTGTATTACATTACTCTATAGGGACACGTATAACCCCTAATATATCTAAGAGATTAAACAGTGCTAAAGTAGGTAATGTTATGGTACATAAAGACCAACCTGCTTTTGAACCATTTGTATCTCGTATTATGGATGTTGTAGGCACAGACAAAGATTGGATGACCCGCTTAGGTGGATTTAATCTTAAGAAGAATTTCCTCGATGCGGCCCAAAGAGGGTCTACATCTGAAATAGGAGGGACATCTTATGTCCCTAGCGTAGTAAGTGGAACAGAATTATATAAAGGATTAAAGAAAAAATGAACAAATTATCGTTTTACAAAGGATACATGGAAAAAGAAGCATTATACGATAATATTCTAGAACAGAATTTATTGTTTAGATTATTGCCTAAACTTTCTAGAAGTGCTAGTAGATTTAGACCTAGTGGTAAAGTTAAAAATCTTATGTCCCAGGCTAAACGCCCTATAGAAGCAATAAGTGATATAGCTGGTTTAATTAAAAAGAAACCCAGTAGCTGGGAGATGAGCGCGCTTAAAACTATTTTGAATAATAAAGGCATAGGTAATATAAGGGCTGGTGAAATGCGTAGGCTAATAAAGTAAATATATAAAGGTTTAAAAATGATTAACAAAGAATTATTAAAGCAGGCTAAAGATAATCTAGAAAAGAAAGCAG